TGTACTCAAACCGCGAGGCCGTGATCGCCACTGGTGCCCAGCCGGTCGCCATCCCGATGGCGTTTGAGACGCTCTTGGCCAGCGAGTCTGTCAGCGGGAGGTGGTGATGGCCATCCCAGCCGGAAGCCTCCGCGAGACGGTGGTGATCGAGAAGCAGACCGAGACGCGGAACGCGTTCGGCGAGGCCACCTCGAGCTGGTCGACGCACGCGACCAGGCGGGCGGCCGTGGAGTCGATCAGCTACTCCGAGACACAGAGGCAGGGACGCATTGGCGGCTCCGCCACATGGATCGTCCGCTGCCACTACGTGGATGGCATCACTGGAAAAATGCGTGTGCGGTGGAAGAGCCGCGCAGATCGCTACCTCTATATCTCGTCGGTCGTTGAAATCGGCACGCGGCATGAGCACGAGCTCACGTGTGAGGAGAAGGCGACCTAATGCTCCTCAAGTGGGAAAACAACGTCGAGGAAGAGATCCAGTCGCTCATCGATCGGTATGCGGCACTTCCGCGGCACATTGCAAAGAAGCACCTACAGGCGGCAATGAAGCAGACCGTAAAAGACGGCGTGCCGATCCTGCGGTCTGTGACTCCGCCGCTGGGCGTTCGCCGTGGCCGCAGGAAGAAGGGCGCGTTTGTGCCGCAGAACAAATCGACCGGCAACCTGCGGCGCGCCGTCACGACAAAATCAAAGTACATCGGCCGCAACGCCGACGGCGTGGTCTACGGCGTGGTTGGCTACAAGGCTGGGTTCAACAGCCGTAAGGCGATTTGGCTGGAATACGGCACACGCCGCGGCATCCGGCCGCAGCAGATGATTCACCGATTCATGCAGCAGTACGGCGGGCCTTCTCTAACCAAGCTGAAAAGCGAACTGCTCAACGCCCTGGACAAGGCGGCTAAGGAAGTGGCGGGCGGCAAGAACCCCGGGAAGACATTCTGATGGCATACCCAGAACAGTGGCTCAAGTCTGCGATTGAGGCCGCCGGCGGCTGCCTGGCGTGGCCGATGGAGGCACCCGAGGGCGCCGCCCTGCCCTACGTGATCTACGGCCGCACGTCCACGCAACGCGAGACGATTATGGCTGGCTCGACGGTGCTCAACGTCAACCCGTCTGCGACGTTCTCGGTGCTAGTGTACGCCTCCACCTATTCGAGTGTGAAGTCGCTCGCCGACTCTGTTCGCGTTGCTCTTCACAACTTCCACGGCACTGCCAACGGCGTGACAATCCTGGAGTGCCTGATCACCGATGAGCTCGACGGCTCGCCGGACTTCCTGGAGGGTCAGGACAAACCGACATATTCAGTCGATCACACGTACCAAATCCGCTGGGAGGAGTAAGCCATGCCGGCCATTGCTGATTCGCAGGGAACGACGTTCACCTTCAATAGCGTCACGTTTGTTGCCAAGAACGTGAAGGTAAAGCGCAGCCAGGCCTACGTGGACGTTACGCCGCTCTCGGCGGCCGCTGGCTCGACTCGCCAACTGCAGGCAGCCCCGCTTGTCGACGGCGACCAGATCACGTTGGAATACATGGGCACGACTGCACCGGCTCGCGGCACGGCCGCCGCGATCTCCTGCTCGACGATTGGCATCAGCGGGTCTGCAGTCTGCGAAGATTTTGAGCTGACCGCGGCGGTGGGCGAGCTGATCATGGGCAACGCCACGTTCAAGCTCACCGGCACCTGATAGGCCGGGAGGTGACCCGTGCCAGACATTCCAAGCAGCCAAGGCGCCGTTCTGTATTTCAACGGGCTTTTGCTCGGTGTGTTGCAGACCGCAAATCCATCTTTTGCTGTTGGCAACAAGCACGAAGTCACCAGCATGAGATCGCCGGTTCTTGGTGCAGGCCAGAATGCTCGCGTACTCAAGCAATACAACGTCACCAGCATTGAGCCGGGCACGTTCACGGCCCGATTTCTGGGCTCGCCGGACCTTGCCAGAAACAACATCGGCGGGCCTGGCGTGCTGTCGTTCTCGTGGGGCTCTGGGGCCAGCCTGAGTGGTCAAGCGTTTCTTGAAACGCTTGACGCGGAGTTTGCCAAGGGCGAGTTGATTCAGTGGGCCGCGGTGTTCCAGTTCTCTGGTTTTTGACGCATAAGGAAAACACATGGGATTGGCCGAAGACATTCTGGCGATCGACGACATCCGCGCTCCGCAGAAGCTGCACGTAAAAGCGTGGGGCCGCGACGTCTACCTCCTTGACCCGACCGCCGACATCCGCGACGAGTGGGAAATCTACTGCGCGTCGAACCAAGGCAAGCGGGCGAGCTGGCGGGCAAAGCTGGCCAGCCTGCTCCTGTGCGACGAGCAGGGGGTGCGGTTGTTCACGAGCGATGCCGACGTGGCAAAGCTTGGCAAGAAGAACGCCCGGGCCATGCACGAGATTTGGCAGGCCGGCCAGAAGCTCTTGTCGATCACCGACGCGGAAATTGAGGAACTCGAAAAAAACTAAGGAGCCGGCCGGACGACGTGTTTGTCTACCGGCTGGCCCTCGAGCTCGGAATACCAGACCCGGAGGAATGGAAGAAGCGGCTAACGCTGCGGCAGTTGCGGAAGTGGATGGCCTACTGGAGGGTCGAGCCGTTTGGCGACCAGTGGCGGATGGCCGCCAGGACGTCGCTCACGACTGCGGCCGGCATGGGTGCGAAGCCCGACCCGGAGGCCGAGGAGCGATTTCTGCCGAGCTACCGAGACAGACCGCAGACCGAGGAAGAATTGAAACGTGAGTTGATGAAGATCCCAGCATTCCGAGAGCAAATGCAGAAGGGCGAATAGTGGCAACGATCGGCAAAGTGTCCGCCGTGTTCTCGGCCTCCACGTCTGGCCTGCGGGCTGGCGTGTCGGATGCCATTCGCTCCTTCCGGCAGCTCGGTGGCGAAGCCGGCACGCTGAAGGGGCTTTTTGAGTCAATGCAGGGCGTGGCCGCCAAGGGCGTTGGTGCCGTCGGCCCTGCGGCGGAGGTGGCCGCTACCAAGCTGGGCCAGTTCCAGCGGCTCGCGCTGTTGGCCCAGCAGGCCTTGGCGTCCGGTCGGATCACGGCCCAAGAGTTCGCAAACAAGCTCAATCTAATTGGCGTTGCCGCAGAGTCGGCCGGGGCTGCTGTAAATGCTGGTGCGGCGCTGACAATGAAATACGCCACGGCTGAAGAGGGCGCCTCGCGGTCGATTGCCGAGGCCAATTCGCTGCTTGAGCAAGGCGTGATCTCACAAGAGACGCACGCCAGGGCGATGGCAGATCTGACCGGCGCAACTGCGAAGGAGCGACAGGAGCTCGAGAACGCTGGCCGTGCGATGGAAATGATGGCCCAGACCTTCAACGAAGGTGCAGCCGTCACGCAGTCGGTGCGGACAGCCGAGGAGCGGCACGGCGACGAGGTGCAGCGGCTCCGCGGCCTGTTGGCTGCTGGGGCAATCTCGCAGGAGACCTACTCGCGGGCCGTTGACAAGGCAGACGACGAGCTGCGGCAGGCCACCGGCGGCACGCGTGGGTTGGCGGCCGCCGCCTCTGCTGCCAGCTCGGGCGTCGAGAAGCTCGGCGGCAAGCTCAACGCGCTGATCGCCATCCAGGCGGCCCAGCTCTTTGGCCAGATCTCAATGGCCGTCGGAAACTCTGTTCGGTCGTTCGTCAGCATGGGCGCCGCCCAGGCTCAAGTGATCGACGGCCAGAGCGACCTGGCGAAGCGGCTCGGACTGACCTACGGCGAGCTGGCGGGCCTTGGGTTTGCAGGGGCTCAGGTCGGCGTGTCGATGGACTCGATTGGCAAGGCCGTCACAAAGGCGGACGTGGCGTTTGTGAAAGCCACGCAAGGCTCCAAGACGGCCACTGCGGCCTTTGCCGGCATCGGGCTCTCTGTGCAGGAGCTTGAGGGGCTGTCGCCTGCAGAGCGGTTCCGGGCGATCGCAGACGGTATCTCTGCACTACCGACGGCTGCCGAGCGATCGCGGGCCGCGCTCCAGATCTTTGGCAAAGGCGCCGCCGAGTTGCTGCCTATGTTTGAGGGCGGCGCTGGCGCGATTGCGTCGGCCACTGACGAGGCCGCCAAGTTTGGGCTGGCCCTTACCAACGACCAGGCTGCGAGTGTCAACTCTATGTCTGACGCGTTCGACAAGGCACAGATGGCCGTGCAGGGCATCGTTGGCCAGGTCGTGGCCTATCTTGCTCCTGCCATACAAGGCGTCACCGATACGTTCTTGAATCTCATCGGAGGAATTGGCGGCGCCAACATCGGCCAGTTCATTGGCGAGGGCATCATGATGGGCGCCCAGTTCCTCGCCGGGATCGCCGACTGGATGATCTCTGGCATCGGCTCCGCGTTTGAATACGCCGGCACCGTGATCGACGTTTTTAATCGTGTCGTGTCCGGCCTGCAGGCGATCTTTTTCGTTGGCGAGAGTGTATTTAAGGGCGTGGCTGCCCTGATCTCTCGCGTGATCGCAAACGGCGCGGCGATTATGGATGCCCTGCCAGACTCCGTTGCCGGCACCGGCTGGGCCGAGTTTGGCAAGTCGATGGAAGACTCTGCGAACAAACTTTCGACCGAGGCTGACGCAGCCGCCGGCAAGGCCGTGACGGCAGCCGGCAACGTGCTCACTGGCGGAACAGGGGGCGTTGGCCAGTTCCAAGGAGCCGGGCCGCTGTCGACGATCCTGGCGGACGGCCTGGCGAAAGCCAAGGCAGACGCCGCGGCCCGGAGCGTGGCCGAGACAGGGGTCGGCCAGAAGGGGCAGATAAAGCCGCCAGCCGAGCAAGCATTCAGCGGAGCATCTAACGAAGCACTAAAGGCCACCGACAGCCGATCAAAGGAAGGCATGGCCGAGATGTTCCGCCTGATGCGAAACAGCGGCGTCGACATTGCCGAGCAGCAGCTCGAGGAGCAGCGAAAGACCAACGAGCTGCTCTCCGAGGGCGACGACATGGAAGCCTTCGGCATTCTGGGAGCGTAACGCATGGCAATTGTGGCCTGTCTGGAAACCGCCCGCGGCACTGGCGTGAGCGGCAAGTTTGGCGAGTCGTTCACGTTCACCCGCAAGTGGATCGTGCGTGTCGACTCGCCGTTCACGCCGCGGACGCTGATCTCTCGCGCCCCTGGCATCGTGTTCGGCGCCGGGCATCCAGACTTTGCCAGCCACAAGGCAATGGAGTTTGACTGCACAGAGGAATCCGGCGACGGGATGATGTGGTCGATCACGGTGCGGTATTACATCCCGCCTGTCGAGAACACGCCGAGCCCGTCCACCGGCCTTCCCGTAGATAGTTGGTCCGGCAGCGGCTCGACAATCACCATCCCGGTGTTTGAAGACAAGGATGGCAACAAGATCGTCAACTCCGCAAAAGATCCGTTGGAGGGCGCCGAGCGAGAGTCGAGCGAGTTCACGCTCAACCTGACGAAGTGCTACGCGGACATGGCCTGGTCGTCGATCGCCAGCTCGCAATCAAACACTGTGAACAGCTCTACGTGGAATAGCTCGCCGGCGCGGACGTGGAAAGTGGCCTTCAAGAGTGCTTCCAAGAAGGAGGCCACCTCGAGCTCGGACGACACGACAAAGCCCTACTGGGAGACCACGTGGGAGTTCTGCTATCGGGCTGAGACGTGGGACTTCAAGCCGTGGGACGTTGGGTTCAACCAGCTTGTCGACTCGTCTGGAAATCCGACGTCCGGTGGCTCGCAGCGGGCCGCCGTGCTCGGTGCTGACAAGAAGCCCGTAAAGAACCCCGTGGCTCTGTCCAGCGGCGTGGCAAAGGCTGCGGGCTCGGCTCCCGACGCGCTCACGTTCAAGCTCTACAAAGAGACCAGCTTTACCGTCTTTGGGACACCAGGCTAATGGCCAAGCCTCCGCGACAATCCGGGCGGAAGGTGACCTTCACGCCGGAGGCCGCCCAGCGGATCGCTCGCGCCGTTGTGACAGTCGAGAAGGGCGACCGCTCGATCGGTGCACCAGGCCGCCAGTCGGCCGCCGGCGACGACGCCCTGGTCCGCGGGACGTTCACGGCGCCCTGGGACAAAGGCAGCACGAAGACCGTCACAGACGCCACATTGTCGAGCGTCAACTACGCGGGCGTGAAGAACTACTTTGCCACCGTAAGTGGTTCCGGCAGTAAGAAGTGCGCGATCGCCTACGTGGCCGGCGAGTGGATCCTGATCGCTGCGGAGTGCGGCTAATGCTAGGAGGAAGCTGTAGCCCGTGTTGCGAAGCGTGCAGTGCCGAGACGGCTGCCGCGCTCACAGCCCAGCTCAAGACGATGACCGCGACTATGCAGGTGACACAGTCGGGCTACGTCCCACAGCAAGCGATCTCATCCGCAAGCGTCCCTCTTGTTGTTGCGAACTCATGGGGCGACAGCGCTAATGGCACCACGGCATCACTTGCGGACGCTCAAACCGCGCTTGCAAGCAGTTTCAGTTCAGCCGTAAGCAGGGCTACATGCAGCTTATGGGAGGGCGAGTCACAGATTTCAACGTCACCGTATTTACTTGCGCTTGACGCTTCGCAGAGCGAGCCGACTTTTATGTATGACGACGCATACATAAAAATCACAGCAACGTGTGGATATACGCAGGGGTCTGCATACGGCGTTAGTGGTCTGTCGAAATGCAGTTTTAATTGGACTGTGAAGATATTGAAAAAAAGGCGTCAAGCTCTTTCTGTTCCGTTCAGCAATGTGTTTTCGGCTCAAACAAAAGGGACTACATACGGCCCGGACAGTCAGCAGTATTTTGGGTCGCAAATATCTTTTGCGTCTGCGGCAAAATGGCTTGACTGGGATTACGTGAGACTGTCAACGCTGTCAGGAAACCAATTTCAGCCATTTCGGACAAGCAAAGGCGCCGACAGTTTTTCCACCGGCGGCTTTATCAAGACATCTGCGCCGCAGTATTCGTCATATGGAAATCCTGTCACGACGTTCATCTACATAAACAGCTCGCTGGACCAAAATCCTACGGAAGTTACATTTGCTCCCGATGCTTCTTCTGTGTCTTTGTCGCTTGGGTCTCAAACAAGATCCAACAACGCGTTTGCTATGGTGGATAGAGATCCAACAAATGCGACTCACGCCAGCTATGCAAGCCAGCCTAATTTTAAAGTGACGCGCAGCGGCCCGATTGATGCCAAAGTGGATTACGACGTGTCTGTCTCTGGCAAAACGTTTTCGCTAGCGTCATCGTCTTACACAGTGGCAGCGGTCCTCACGCTTTCTGCGCCATGAACCTGTGCGTGTTTGCTGACAACCATTGCACCGTCTGCGGCGTGCCACGCATCAACGCACGCCAATTGTGCGGGACGTGGCGGCCTGACGTTGACCCGCCGGCCGCAGTCGCCAACGGTCCAGGGACCGAACTAAAGAAGATCTTGGCACGGGCTGGCATCGTGGCTACCGATTCGTGCCCCTGCAACGATCGCGCCGCCGAGATGGACCGCCAGGGCGTCGATTGGTGCAAGGCCAATATCGACACGATCGTGGGCTGGCTACGCGAGGAAGCCGCCGCGCGCGGCCTGCCGTTTTTCGACATCGCCGGGCGGCTGCTGGTGCGGCGTGCGATCCAGAACGCCAGGAAAGCCGCTGCCGGCAGCTAGGCCAGACTTCAACGATCAACTACGGCAGCCACAATTCAAGCCT